TTTGGAAGTGATGAGGATACACCTTACTTACTAACTGAAACTGGAGATTTAAAGTTGGTTAGTGATTATACAAGGATGAGCTTTAACGAGGTTATAGAGCTTGATTGTGTTACCTATAAGCTATTAGCAAAGGATGCCTTTGTTGATAAGCTAGGACAGACAGAGGAAGGTAGGGAGTATTTAGAGAACTGTTGGATTTTGACACAAACAAAACCAGACAGAGAAAAATTGAGAGAAAGATATGGTAGGAGTGAATAATAATGTTAGATTTAGGAACTCTTAAAATTGGCATAGATGTAGATGATGGAAAAGCCAAACAAGGTTTAAGTTCTATATCTGGCGAAATGGAAAAAACAGGTAAGAAGACAGAAGGCCTTGGAACTAAAGTTAAGGGTTTCATCAAGGCCTTTGCTGCTGCTTATGCTGTTAAAGAAATTGTAAAAATAGGCAAGGCCGCACTTGATGCTTATTCACAATATGAGCAATTAAGCGGCGGCGTTGAGAAGCTATTTGGTAAGGATAGCGCAAAGACAGTATCAAAGTATGCGGATGAAGCATACAAAACTGCTGGTATCTCTGCAAATAAATATATGGAACTTACCACCTCATTTAGTGCTTCATTACTTCAATCTTTAGGTGGAGACACAGAGAAGGCCGCAAAGTATGCGGATAGAGCAATTAAAGATATGTCTGATAATGCTAATGTCTTTGGCACTAGTATGGAAGATGTACAAAATGCTTATAAAGGATTCGCAAAAGGCAACTATACAATGCTTGATAACTTAAAGCTTGGGTATGGTGGTACTAAAACAGAAATGGAGAGGTTGCTTGGTGATGCAGAGAAGTTAACTGGTATTCATTATGATATAGCTAACTTCGATGATGTAATTCAAGCAATTCACGTAATACAAAAGGAACAAGGAATTACTGGTACAACCGCGAAAGAAGCGAGTAAGACAATTGAAGGTTCTGTGAATATGGCCAAGGCTTCTTGGGAGAACTTCCTTACTTCTCTTGGTTCTGGAAACGGAGCAAAGATTAGTGAATCATTAGGACAGTTGTTTTCATCTATTGGTACTGTTGCGAAGAATGTAATTCCAGCAATTATGAATATAGTGGATGGGTTGATTAGTTCAATCTTTGAAGCTATACCAAATCTCTTTAGTGGAAAGAGTGGTGGACTTATTGCAAAAATTCTTAAATGGGTTGCGACACTTCCAGCAAAGATAATGAAAGGCTTAACATCTGCTATCAATGGCCTTGCGAAAGGTGTTGATAAAATGTCAGCTAAAGGAATGGCAAATACAGGTGTTACCTTTATAAAGAATATAATTGTTGGAATACTTAAAGCTTTGCCGCAATTACTTCTTGCTCTTGGTAGGTTAGCTCTTGCTCTTATAAAGCAACTTCCAAAACTCTTTAAGAATGTTGGAACTGGTATTATGAAAGCAATTGTAGAAGGAATTAAGAGCGCATTAGGTATTGTTGGACAAGCTTTTGCTACTGTTCTTCAACCTTCAAAGATAGCTACAAATGCAATTGATACGGTTAAGAAATCTTGGGATACGGTTATAAAACAACCAGCCAAGAAAGTATATCAAATGGCACAACAGAAGTTCGATGAAGTAAAGAACAAGGCAAAAGATGTATTCAATCAATGGAAGAACAACTTAAACCAAAAAGCAAGCAAAGCATTTAGCGTTGCCAAGTCTGGTTTTGAATCATTTGTAAGTTCTGCAAAATCTGTTTATGGCAAATGGAGCAATGTATTAGGCCAAGCTGGTAGAAAAACGTTTGAGGTAGCAAAGAAAGGTTTTGAAACTGTATTAAGCAGTATGAAATCTATTTACAACAAATGGAAGGATATCCTAGGGCAGAAGTCCACAAAGACTTTTACAACTATAAAAGAAACAATTACTAAAGCTATTTCTGGCGGCTCCTCTGGTTCAAAGAAGAAAAAGAAGAAGAAAAGAATTGGTTTGCGTGAAGTTCCTTATGATGGTTATGAAGCTGAACTGCATAAGGGTGAAACAATCCTTACTGCCGCAGAGACTAATCAATATAGAAAATGGCTCAATAATCAAACTCAAATGAAGAGTGAGCCGCAGCAAATGATGCTGGCTTCTGCAAACATTGATTATGATAAGCTGGCGCAAACAATGATAAATGCTTTAAGTGGTATGAATATCAATACTGCTGTTAATGTAGATGGAAGAATGGTTGCACAAGCAACTGCTCCATTTATGAAAAAAGAAATAAACACAATAGATAGAAGAAATAATAGAGCTTTGGGTATTGTGTAAGGAGGTTAATGAATGGCAAGAGAAAGAACAGACTTGGCCGTAGATGCGGTTAAGATAAATGGAATGTATGTTGAAGATGTCATTTCTGGCTTTACAACAATAAACTCAACAGGCAGAGAGGTTTTAACCAAAGAAATAGTTTCTAACTCTTACAAGATGGATGGAAGTGTATTTGACTATACTAGATATCCAGAAAGAGAAATAACTATTAAGTATGTTTTAGAAACAGATGAATACAGTAATTATAGAGATAAGTATACAAAGCTGCTTGGAATGTTTGATGAGGAAGAGGTAGATATACAGTTTAATGATGATGTAAATAAGTTCCTTACTGGAACAATCTATATCAATGCGCCAGATGAGAAGTTTGGTACTTTCTGTGTAGGTACCTATACGATTAAATGCGCTGACCCATTCAAATACTCTACAAGCGTATATACTGCACAACCAGTTGAGTATAATGATACTTCCGCGCAGTTTTTAATTAACTATGAAGGTACTCATCCATCTAGGCCAATACTGCAAGCACAATTTGTAGCGGCGCGCAGTGGTGGAGACTATAGCGAAGATGGAGATTGCGGCTTTGTAGCTTTTATGGATGATGAGCAAAATATAATCCAACTTGGCAATCCAGAAGCAATTGATTTAGATGCTTCTTCACAAGCTGCTCAAGTATTAAATAGAACCTTTAGTACAATTAGTGGATTTAACACTTCTGGCGGCCACACTTGGGGAAACAAGGTTATCACAGGTTCTAGTTCTGCAAATCAAGGAATTACTGATACTTATTGGAATAGAGGACAAGGCCAAACAATGTACTATGTAAAGCCTAATTATGGCGCTGGTTCTGAATGGCACGGTTCTATTTTAAGATATCCGATTCCTAACAATGCACAGAATTTTGAGATTGCTTTAGTTCACAGAATGGCTTGCAGTGCTGCAGCGCAGCTTGGAAGTTTTGAGTGCGGTGCTTATACATCAAGTGGTGTAATGCTTGCTGGATTTGTAATTGAGAAAACAGCAAACGGAAACAATGGAACAGTTAGGTACATTGTAAATGGTATACAGAGAGGTAGTGCGGCAATAGATTTATCTTTCTATAACACTAACTTTGGTTACTGCAATAGAACACCTATTTATAAAACAGAAGCATACTATGTTACAGAAACTTACTATGTAAAGAAAAAGAAGAAGAAAAAGAAAAAGACAAGAACTGTACAAAAGACAAGAACTGTTCTGGCTGGTTATAACTATACACAATCTAATTTAAATTCACTTATAAAAAGATGCGGAAACTCCTTTACCTTTAACGTTGGAAATTTAGGGCAAGTTACCTATACAGTTGGAGAGTTAGATATGGTATTAGCCAGTGAAGTTTCAATGCACTTTGGACAGTATGGCACAAATGCAGCAATGCATACAAATGCGGTTAATTCAATGAAAATAACAAAGCTTGCTGGCGCGCATTTTACAGATACAAAGAATGTATTTACTGCTGGTGATATTGTTGAAGCTAATTGTTGTGATGCAACTATTACTATTAAAAGAGAAGGAACAGAAGAAGGACAGTTAGCACCTCAATATGGAGCTTTAGCTAATGATTGGGAGAGCTTTATGCTTACCAAAGGAGAGAACATTATAAATGTTTCTTGGAGTCCTTGGGTTAATCCTAGCTATCATCCAACATTAAAAATAATGTATAACGAGGTGTTCATATGATTGTATATTTTTTTGATAGACAGTTAGAAGTTTTGGGGATGGCATCAACTAGCCTTCCCCAAGGCTTAAGAATTGTTGAAGATTCTACAACAGAAGATATTGAAACTGGTTGTAACATCTTCACTTGCAGAGTGCATTGTAATGGAAAACCAAGAGAGCAAGTTGAGAAACTAGCGCAAGAAGGCCACTTTATTATTAAAGGCTCTGGCGCAGCATTTACGGATAACGAAAACACCTATGATAGCTTGTATCAGATTATAGAAACTGAATTTGATACTTTGAATAACTCTGTATATATCTATGCAGAAGATGCTGGGTTAGATTTAATAAATAAAGTTGTTGAACCTTCTACACAAACCAACAGAACCTTATATCAAATGGTTAGCGCGTTCATACCTTCTGGATGGAGTATTAAGTTATATGGTACTCCAACTGGTACCAAGTCTTACACTTGGGATGGTGAGAATACTGCTACTGAAAGGATTAAATCTGTTGCTAGCTTATTTGGTTGTGAAATGTACTACTCTTTTATCATTGAAAGAATGGAGATTAAGGAAAGGTGCATTAACTTTATGCCAAAGAGAGGTTCAACAGAGCCAGTGGCGCAATTGAGATTAGGTAGGGATATAAACAATATAGTTACTAAAAAATCTATTAGCAATTTAGCAACAGCTTATGCGGTATCTGGTTCTACACCTTCTAACTCCAATACACCTGTTAACCTTGTTGGTTACTCTTACTCTTATACAGATGAGAAAGGTGATGTTTATGAGGTGGATGCGGCCACTGGACAGATGAGAAATACTACTCAAATGAAAAGGTGGGCATCTGTATTAGATAATGATGGATTGATTCTTAAAAAATTTACTTTTGAAACAGACAATAAAGCAACTCTTGCTGGCCAAGCAAGAGCAGCATTACAGAAAATATGTTATCCAGAAATTAACTATGAGTGCAGTATTATCAAGCTGCCAGAGAATGTAAGAATAGGAGATAGAATCAACATTGTTGATAGTGAAGGAGAACTGTATTTAGAAGCAAGAGTTTTGCAGTTGGTTGTCTCTGTTTCAAACAAATCAATTGAAGCAACTCTTGGTGAATACAAAATAAAAGAGGGTGGAATATCAGAGATTGTTAACCAATTAGCTACTGATTTTTCTACAAAAGTAAAAAATGGATTAGATAGTATAACCATTTCAGTTATCTCTAGTGGTGGAAATATATTTCATAACCAATCAATTTCTACTACTTTGAACGCTACTGTATTCATTGGAACAACAGCAGTAACAACACAAGATGAGTTAGAAGCACTACTTGGCGCCAATGCCGCAGTTAGATGGTATAAGAACAATACCTTAATAGGTACTGGCTTTAGTTATAATGTTAGTTCTAATGAATCAGAAGTAAATATACTGTGTAGGTTATACACAGAGGAGTGATATATATGATTAGAGCAGAAGCACAAACTGATTTAATTAGAGTTAATGATGGCGCGCAAGGCCCTCAAGGCCCACAAGGTGAAGCTGGCGCCACTGGCCCACAAGGGCCGCAAGGTGAAACTGGTGCGGCTGGTGAAAGTATTTCAACAATAACTAATTACTATCTTGCTACTGCCGCAAGTAGTGGAGTAACCAGAGAAACATCTGGTTGGACTACTACAATACAAACAATGGATTCTACCAAACAATATCTTTGGAACTATGAGGTAGTTGTTGGAACCAAAGGAACAACTTTAACAACAACAAATCCAATTATTATTGGTAGATATGGATTAAATGGTGGAACAGGTAAAGGTATATCAAGTATTACTGAATACTATTTAGCTAGCTCCGCCGCATCTGGTGTTACTACTGAAACATCTGGATGGACTACAACAGTGCAAACCACAGATGCAACTAACAAATATCTTTGGAACTATGAGGTAATCTCATATACTACTGGAAATCCTTATACTTCATCCCCAAGAATTATTGGTACTTATGGAGACAAGGGTGAGCAAGGCCCACAAGGAATACAAGGTGTCCAAGGGGTTCAAGGCCCTAAAGGTGATACTCCAGAAATAACTGCATCAAAATCTGGAACCACAACAACAATTTCAGTTGATGGTACCTCTGTTGCTACTATTAATGATGGCGCAAAAGGTGATAAGGGTGATAAAGGTGATGCTGGTGAACAAGGCCCTCAAGGTATTCAAGGAATACAAGGAGTGCAAGGGCCGCAAGGAGAAGCTGGCAATGATGCTTCTATCAGTGTAAGCAAATCTGGTAATACTGCTACTATAACTGCGGTTAGTGGTGATGGAACTACTACAACCACAACAGTAAATGATGGAACAAACGGAACAAATGGTAAGAGTGCTTATCAAAGCGCAGTAGATGGTGGATATACAGGAACAGAGACTAACTTTAATACTGATTTAGCAGAAGTAAGTGAGAAGGCGCCATTAACTATTATTAGAGAATATAGTAATGGTGTATTAGTAGGTAAAGTAGGACAGACAGTTGGTGCGCTTGTTAATGCAAATGGTACATTTGATGTAGTTGGTGTAAGTTGGAGTGGAAATACACCAACAGTAGCTTCTTTACCTACTGCTTCTTTTGGAAATACAAGTTATATTGGTAAGAGCAACAGCTCACATATCCAATTAGATAATAAAACATTAAGTTTCTATGATACAAATCAATATCCATATTTTGTTATAAAAGATATAACAGATGATTATGGACAAGCAACAATTACTGAAACAATTAATGTCTTTAGAATGTCAAATATCACGCCTACTGGATTAACTGGTAATTGGAGCAGTATTACTACTCAACCACATACAGCAACTACTTATGCAATTGATGAAATTATTAGTATTACTGATGAAGATGGTAATGAAATAAATTTAAGTGGTGTTTCTTATAGAAACTCTCAATATCA